ACAATTCTTTAAGGATTGCGTCGATAAGGAAATCGTACTGTTGATAACCCTCGCCGTTCGCCATACAGTAATTGCGGTATTGTGTTATGTTAATACTTACCTTAACCGTCTGCCCAGACTTGGAACACATTTTACCCGTTGCGCTATCATAGCTACCCTCATATTTACCGACAAGGATATAATCAATTTCATTGCCTTTTCCATCTACAAAAAGCGTAGAAAACCCATCATATCTACAACCAGAAATTTGGTGTTTGAAAGTACCGTCGGCATTAGGGGTAATCTTGGTATAGAATTTGGGAATACGAATAAAGACGTTTCCCAAATCGTCCATCACTTCTTGCATTTCGTTCCACGGGTAACAACGGTCGAAATCGCTTTGAATTTCGCTTGTTCCTATGGTATAGCCCAGCCCAGCCGAGCCGTCGGTACGCGTGAGCGTGGGCGAAGAGCCACCAACCCCGTCCACGCCGTAAATCTTTGTCTTTTCTAACAACATATATTTGTCCTCCTATGGATTAAGTATTGCTGGGATTTTCAAGCGTTGCCAGCCGCTTTTCTAACTCTTTTAATTTTCGGTCAATCGCACCGCCTACCGTATATCCGCTTGCCTTTTCGCTTTCACTTGCATAATAGGCATAGCCCACAACTTGCTTTTCATCTATACTCTCTTGCATTGTGGTTTTGGCGGCGGCAATCAAATTGCTCGTTTCACCCTTGGAATAGGTTTCGTCCTTTCCATACGCGCCTATATCCGACGGCGTTAGCGTTATATCCCCCGCCAACGTCTTGCCGTTGATTTTTCGAGTTTCGGGGACTAAACCACTTATAATATCGGATATATCTACCTTTATCGTGTTGCCGTTTTGGAGTGTGAGCGTGAGTGTCTTATTTGCATACGACGCTTTGGTAATAAGGCTTTCGATTGGCAAATCCACCATACCAGAGCTTATTGTCGCACCTTTTTTGTTTTTAAGGGCGATTGTCAGCTTGTACTCATTATCCATTGATAAAGAAATACCAAGCCCATTGCCAAGGTCGATTTCCTTAAATTTTTTATCAATACCGCCACCGCGCGTGTAGTTTCGCGCCGTTTCGGTTTCTTCCGCGTGAAATGCGGCGTGGGCATAGATTTTACTCAATTCGATTTCGTCTATAAACGCCTGTAAATCGTTATTCGTTCCGTCAATGCGCGCGTTTAATGTTGCAACCCCCGCATTGTAGGTACTTACGCTTACAAGCCCATCAATAAGATCGGAAATATTGATATTGATGGAATTTTCGTCTATATGCCCGTCGTTATTCTTTAATCGCAAGGTCAGTATGCCGTCTGCATAGCTACCGCCCAAGATCATACTTTCAAGAGGTAAATCCACCGTCGCCGTGCTTAATACTGTACCCGCCGTATTGACAAGGGATAAGGTCATTACATACGTCGTAGGATCAATGGAAAGGGTTATCTTCGAGCCGTTCAATAAATCCCTTGCGTCGGCGTATTTTTTCGGCGTAGCGTGATATTCCGTAATTGGAATAGGCACAACCAAACACCCCTCGCCATCATATTGAGCAAGGGCAAGCGGATATGGCGTGATTGACATAGCTTGCATAAATTGCGATCCCGACGGCGTTACGCCGTATGCGCGAGCATAATTGGATTTATCTACCACCTTGTCGAGCTTGTTTTCAAAAATATTTGATATACTCAACGCCATACTGTTAATAACGCTCTGGATATTTTGTAAGGTTGCGCTACCCGCCGACGGGTACACTTTCAATATTTTGCTTGCAAAATCGCCGTTCAAAAAGGCGTTTACCAAATCGCCCAGATTATCCACGCCGTACTCGTCTAACGCAAGACGTATGTAGTACGCCGCCTCTTCGCTGGAAATGGTATCTACAACCAAATTGATTTTTTCCGCAAGAAACGTAGCCAGCTTGTCAAACCACAATTTTAATTGCGCTGCGGATAATCCGCTTGTGCCATATTGAGCCGTTAAATTCGGTCTATCGGCAAGGGATTGTACACCTTTTTCGGCTATTTGTTTATTTGTAATTTTTTCTAACTTTTTTACAGCCATAAATAAGCCTCCTATTTGTTTTTATAACGTCCCGCCACCCGATAACGGTAGGAAACGTAATAAAGGGAAAACGGTTTCAAATATTCGTCGGAAAAAATGTAGTATTGCTTTTCAACCCACTGCTTTTCTTTCTCTTTTATTGCAAACAAAGATTGGTCGGTGGTAATGAACGAAAAATCCGAGAAATCTACGTCGTTGAAAGAAAAAAGGCTACTATTGATACGCGCAATCTGTTCATAGGGTTTTTTATTCGTTCTTACCTTTACTTTCGCCGCACTATTTCTAAAAGATTTTGTTTTGATAACGGTTGATCGCTTTATCGTACTTTTGGTTAAATGCGGAATTTGGCAATTATCCATAAGCGTAGCGCAACCGCAAAAAATCGTCCTATTGTCGAAATGGTACGCTTGCGGCGGCAATTCCCCATTTTCGTCCCGCTGGTCGAAATTAAAGGAACATACAACGCCGTTTTCGCACCCGAAAAACAAATTATCGCTCATAGAATAAAGCGTTACCGCCTTTCTAAACAAACCGCCCGTATAATTCCCTCTGCTTTCACATAAATAAGCGTGGCGTTCTTCCACTTCGCCCGTTTCGGTGTTCACGACTTCGTGAATCGTGTACGCTATCATTATTGGGTAGGTTTGATCCCCAATAGATACGTTGATAATTTGGGTGTATATTTCTTTTTCGCTTATACCATCTTTGTTTGGCTCGTTCGCCACAGTACCACACAAATTTTTGGTTTCGTAAATGTCGGGATAATACACACTTTCCGCAAGCTCGATTTCGTATTCTTGCCCGTCGTGCGTAAATTTTACGCCCTTTAATTCCTCTGCCATCAACTCGGAATATTTGTACTCTTGGTATTGATTATCCCAAACGCCTATATTTTCAAGGTAGTACCACTCATACTGCATTGCGCCCGTGGAATCCGTGTAGCGTTGCCTACTGTCCGCAAGGAAAATCTTTCCGTCGGTCAACAAGCATAAATAGCCTCCCCACTCTTCCAAGCACGCTTTGGATAAATCGGTGTTTACCAGCTTTGCGTCAATGAGCTTGGAACGGTGTTCATTGGCTCTTTCTGCTGCGATTTTTAATTGTGAAACGCCCTCTACCCCCAAACGGGATATGAATATAGGGTCGTCAAGGAAATTACGGCACGCACCCACGCAACCAAGCCCAGACAAGCCTTGTACGGCTTGATAGGTACGCGGTTGGACGTTGATATTTGTATCTACCCCCGTATGGAAGTAAATAGCACTATCTTGTTGCGTATCTGCCTTTAATACCATAAGGGTATCGGAAACGCACATAAGCCCAGTAATAGGCGCATTACCCACGCCGTCTGGTTGAAAATCAACAACACCCCAATATGTAGGATCGGCGCGACCGCTAACGCTATTAAATTTGCACCAAAACAAATGATTATGGTACTTGGGATTTCCAGAGAAAAACACTCGATTGTCGTATGTCGTACAAAGCGTACAACCCGTAATTATATCCGCGATATTTCCCTCTTGTGTTACGCCGTCTATGGATTTCCAAACCTTTGACGCGATAATCTCAATTCCCCAATGCGCCCGTTCGTAATAAATGGTTTCCCCGTCTATCACGGTCATAGGTGTTTCGGTGGGTTTTGTCGGCGCGGTGGTAAAGATTACTTTACCATTTTCCAAATCCACGGTATAATCTTCGCCCTCTACCATTTCCTCCCCGTACACCTTTACGGAAATGATGGAATCAAGCTCGTTTTCGCTTAACGAAAACTCTTTTGTCGTTCCGTCGGGGATAAACGGATTGATAAACAACGGCGATAACATATTCCTTTGTTCATATTCTACATACTCGTATAACTGCTCATTATCCCCGTCTGCGCCCTTTGGTATATATGTCGTAGGAACGGTTGCATTATCCGCAACATTGCTTACCGTTTCCCCATCAAAAACGAGATAATTCTTGCCGTCGATTAAGTAAAGGCGATTATTGCAAATAAACGACGCGCTTTTCCGTTCGTTCATATCCGTAAAAAGAATATCCGCACTCGTTGATACGCCCTCGTAATATTCAAGGTCGAGGATTTCGTCCGTTTCAACGACCGAGCTTGTGAACGTCAGCGTATTTGTACTCTTTTCAAAGGTTGCGCTTGCTGTTATATCTTCGCCCGTTTCCCTTTTAAGGCTTGTAATTTGCTCGCAAGGGAAAGAAAGCACTTGGCTATACGTGTTAATAACGCTTTCGCCTACCGTTTCCGTAGAGGCGATTTCTCGCGCCGTAATGCTTGTTTTTTGCTTGATATTGATGGAATAAGGATAATTGTGCCACAAATACAATTTCGCGCCGCTATGGACGATTACGCGTTCCTTTTCTACTCCGTCAATCTTGCATTTGAAATAAAAAATACCGTGCGTTTCGCCATCAAATTTAGCGCGTTGCCTAAACCCCGCAACCGTTTCCAAAGCCTCGCCTTGTCCGCTTTGGTAATCTTTGTACATATTGACGAGATAGGCAAGGCGCGATTCGTTTACTTGCGTATGATCGCTTGAAAAATCAACACCACGAAAAGCACCGTAATAACGGCTATATTCCGTACTGGTGTTGCTTATATTCTCTTTCTTTTTGTACGAATATGCCATTATAAATCCCCCAAATTCTTATGGATAATTATACTTGGAATCCATAAAACCCAAGACAACCAAAGCCACATAGTCCAATGCTTGACCGCATAGCCGTTTGTTCCTATAACCCCATAATGTTGAAAAACAAGCACTATTTGAAAAGCGCACGCCGTCATTATGCCAAAACAACCAAGCAAAAAGAGAAAGCACCCTAAAAATCTTAAAAAAGTTCTCATTTTACCACCCCGTTTTATTGCGATAAACAAACGGGCGTAATTTCTTTTCTCTTTGTACTATTTCCGCAACCTGTTCACGATACAAAGAAAGGTAATATTGCGCCTTTTCTGGCTCGTCGTCCACCCAAATATAGCTTGCAATCAAATTGGGCAAGATCGCGCAAAGTTCTTCTGGTAAATCAATTTCGCCCGCCATCTCGGAATCTTCACTATCAATGGCTCTGGGCTTTCTTTCATAGCAAACGTCAAAAACGCCTTTTACCGACGCGGGAATCAAAAGTTTGCCGATTTCCTCTACAAAGTAGTCTTGATTCAAAACAAACCCTTGATCCCTTATCGCGTCAGTAATTGGAGGACACACAAACGACATAAAATCGTCCGTGAGGCTGGCTATATCATACGTCGTGTATTTTGCATACACGGGAATATCTTTGATATTTGCACTTATAAGGCTACCGTACATTGCTACGTTTTGCACGTAGTAAATGTAATCCCCAATAAATCGCAAGCGGACATATCCACTCACTTGCGCGCCGCCATTGAGAATAAAGCCTTTATATGCTACAAACCGTCCATCTGCGGAAACAAGGTCAACGCTACCAATGGTTTCCCAATGTTCCAGATCGGTTGAATTTTCGATAATCAGTTGTCCGTTGCCGTTACACTCAAAGTAATAACTTTTTGCACCGTCAGCAACGAAAATAAGAGCCTCCTTGTCTTTGCATTTAGGCTCGTAGGTTTCTTCCCCTATTAGATTTTCAAGGGGAAAATGATTAAGTTTATATACGCTCGTTTGCGGTTTTACTCTGTTGACTTGCAGAATAGCTTTGTTTGCCACAAGAAAAAATCTATTATCGTCCTCTATGGTTGTTTCAAAGCCTAACTGTGCAACGGAATCGTAAAGCTCTTTGGTTGTCATAATCCACTCCCCTATTTGGAAAAACACGGCGCGCCTCTCATAACGACGCGCCGCGCCCAAATTCCTACCCGCTATAAGACGTGTTCACAGAAAAGCGGGGGTATTTATTTTTTTACGCAATCGCGGTTGCGTCGGTTACCGCCGTGCTGGACGAAACAGCAAGCAAAATGTGTTTCCACGTCGTAAAGCCACAACCGAAACGGCAATAACCGTTCCAAATGAAGTTACGCGTGTGGATATCCACTTCGTTTTGAATATCGAGCGCAACACGGTTGTAGAACATATTACCCATCAACTGTTTGTTCGCCTCGCTCGACATAAGCATAAATCTGTCGTCGTCCGTTTCCCAACCCGAAAGGATAACCAGCGTCCAATTCCCGTATTGGGTGTTAATGTCGTTGTAATCCGTGTTCGTGGTGCGTTCCGAGCCGATAACCTTTTTAGCGATTGCCTCCAAATCGGGACGGTTGCAAGGCAAAATAATGGTATCGGGTACGTATTCCATAATTTCGCCGTTTTCGTCCTTGAAGTTACGCATTTTGTTTGCAAGGGTGTTGAGCGTCTTTTCAAACGCCGCCGTATCTTTGCAAATATCCGCGCCGTAGTAATAGTTACTCTGGGTTTTTCCCTTAAACTCTTCTTTCGAGTAAAGGTGTTTACCACTAAAAAGCGGGAGTCCGTCGCCGACGGTCAAATCAACGGTTGCTTTGTTGAAAACACCGCTTTTCTTGGTTGCGTTTGCCAAAGCCCACGCGCCGAGTTTCGTTCTGGTCTTGTAATATGCGCGGATAAATCCTTTCGGTTTTGCTTTCATATTCGTACCCATACCCGACGCTTTCGCGTCGTCTGCCATTTCTTTCGTGATGGTAAACTCTTTCATAAAGGCGATATGCTCAATCGTCTTTTTGAATCCGAGTTCATACGAATCGTTTTCCGCGCCCTGTCCCTCTTTTGCGCTTTGGAACGTGCCGAAATCCGTCTGTTCAAGTACGGTTTCCGCATAACGATTGGATTTCTCTACGTTAAACAAGAAATTGAGCAAGGATTTTTTCTTTTCCAGCGCGTTGCTCTCGTTCTGGATAAGTGCTTTAATCGGGTGTTCAAACTTCCCATAAATAGGATCGTTTTTGCCCGACATTTTAGAATAAATGATATTAGGCATAATTCTCTATCCCTCCCTTGTATTATTCAAAGATAACGGAAATCACTCCGTCACCCACTTCAACCACGGTCGCGGTTACACCATCAACCGTTACCTCTGCGCCTACAACCGTACTTTCCGCGTATTCAACGGAAAATACCATATTGGAATCAACCCGCATAACGGGCAATTCCGCGCAAGTATCGGCAGCGCAAGACTTCATTGCGATAAACGTAGGTTTACCAGACGTTGCCGCTGCCAGCTTTCCACTCGTAAGAACGAGTGGCGCACCCTCCGAATAATCCACGCCCGCCGTGGTGGGCAAGTATTCGGGTTCGGGTACGTTGATTCTACCGTTAAGAATTTTAATCAACTTAAACATTACTTTTTACTCCTTGTGAATTTTTATAAAGTTTCCTTGTAGAGCTTGCGGATTTCTGCGTCCGTCAGTTCGGGGAAATTATCTCGCCACTCTGCCAAGGTTTCTTTTGACATAGATACGTTGTTTCCAGAGGCTTTTTTAGGTGCAACGGGCGTAATATGTCGTTTGCCGTCGCCACCCGTTTTGGCTTGCGCCGCTTTTACTTGCATTTCGCGTACCTTTTCGCCATTGATCGCCATATACGCGTTTTTAGGCGTTACGCCAGAATCGCGCAAACGTCCAAATTGGACGTAATCCTCAAAACTTGCAAAGCAATCACGAATATTCCCCTTGTTTACAAGATCGGGAAAAGATTGTCGCAATTCCGCAAGATCGCGGGCGGTCAATTCTTCAAATCTTTGGCGTTTTAACGCGGCTTGCGCCGCCTCGCCATCTTCTTTTTCTTTCCTTTGCGCGCGGTATTCTTCAAGGGTAATACCCTCTGTTTCAGCCGCCGCCCTATCGAGTGCCTCTTTAACGTCGCCATCAACCTTTATTCCCAGCTTTGCGAGCGTATCTTTTACTTGGTTTTCAAATTTGATATGCTCGGCTCTTTCCATCTCGCGCTGGCGTTCAAGTTCCGCGTATCTTGCGGTACTTGCGTCCACTTCCGCGTCCTTTTGGTCGATTTCTTCGCTATCCTCTTCGGGCTGTTCTTCTTCGCTTTCTTCTTCGGGTTCGTCCAGTTCGTCGCCCTCACTTTCCTCGGAATCTTCTTCCGCGCCGTTCGTGTCGTCGTCAGCGTCCGTATCAACGTCCTCGTCTTGGTCGCCGTCAAGGTCAATACCCTCGTCGTTGTCAATCTCTACGCTATCGTCCGTTTCCTCGTCGATTTCTTCTTCGTACACGTCCGTTTCGGGTTCTTCTACGGATTCCCTACTGTCCTGCCTTTCGTCAAAAATTATCCCCATTTATGTATCCTCCTTTTGGGTTTTTGCTTTTACTTTCTTCCGTTTCTAAGGTCGTTGCCTTTTACAACGTCAGCCTTGGGCTGGTCTTTTACGGGCTTGGGTGCTTTGATTACGCCGCCCTTATTCGTTGCGTAAGGGTTTCCTTTATGCGAGCTACCTTTCATATTCCACAACCTCCTTGTAATTTTTTATAGAAAAAAGCCTCTCAATCCTCACTGGCGAGGTTAAGAGGCTCTAATCTCTTGGACTTTGGCACTAATCCTATATTTGATTGTATTTTGGCGACAATCGGGTTACATTATCGAGTGATTAAATTTCGCTTGGATTTCCGCGTCGGTCAATCCCCAAATAACAAGCCGTCCTTGCAAAATCTGCGCGTATTCTTCCATTACGTGCAACTGCGATCTTAATCTCGCCATCATTGCGTCGGAAAGCCCAGCTTTCGGGAAATCTTTACCGTAAACAAATGCCGTCAGTTTAACGATTTTCTCGTTAAGGTCAACAAGCTCTTTTTCTACGCGTTCCTTTGCCTCGTCTTTTACTTCGTCCACGATTCTACCCTCCTTTGATTATTGTGCGTTTATTTCATAAATGCGCCCACAATATTTGCACACGGTTGTAATACCCTTACATTGGCTACCTTTCATAAAACCAACGGTATGGATATATTTTTTACAATGCGGACAAATCGCCTTTGTAACTTCCGTGTTTTTGGATATTTCGGTCAATTTAATCATAAAAACACACCTCATTGCAATCTACGGTACAATTATAACACACATTTTACTCTAAATTTTATCTAAAAAATAGTACCAAGGTGCTTTTTTCTTGCTTTTTTTGGGGTTTCTTTTTCTAAAATATTTTTTTATTCCCTAAAATGTAATTGTCAAAACCCGTATTTTATGTTATACTAATACTGCCAAAACAAATCACAACTTATATAAACCGTTCTATTTTTATGAATACAAGGGCGTATTCTACCCTTTTGTATATCTCATTGTGAGTTTGATAAAAACGCAAATTCCAATAAAGTGGGATATACAAGAACGGTTATTCTACGTGATTTGTTTGGCGACAATCGGGTTTGCGTTTTTGGTGCGCTAACTTCGGTTGGCGCACTTTTTATTTTACAGGTTATCTCTATGAAGATTATCGCCACCCTTTTGGCTTTCTTTATTCTTTCAGCTAATACCCTACAAACAACTGCTTATGCCGATACAAAACAAGAGCCAAAAGTTTATATAACAAATACGGGCAATTATTACCATAGTACAGATTGCCATTATTTACAATCAAAAATCCCCATAGGGCTTTATACGGCGCAAGAGCGCGGATATTCGGCTTGTTCGTATTGTGGTGGCAAGCCAGATGGTTATTACTCTTGGGAAGATTATGAAAATTATCTTGATTCCATTACCCCAAACAAAGACGCACAGCAAGAAAATACAAACAACAACGGCTTTAATTGGTTTTGGCTAATTTTAATTATCGTTGTTGTTATTGGGTATGTCGCAAGTGAATATTTTTCCAACACTAAAAATAAAAAACAGTAAGAGGTTATTTGTATGAAAAAATCAAATCTATCTATTATTATTCTTTCGGCTTTACTTGCCATATTCATATCGCTATTTACTGGGTTTTCGGTTAGTAAAAACTATGCCGAAAATCATTACGAAGTAAATTATGAGTGCATTACCTCGGAATCGCCAATTATCGCTGGACTTACTTATCACTCATACTATTATGGTTGCGGTGAAAACGATTGCAAATATTGCAACGGCAAAAAAGTGAACGCAAACGAATCAAACGGGGAGTATAAACCCGAATACGCAAACCAATTCGTCTATTATGAAACGATAAGCGCATTTCGCATAACTTTTCTTGTGTGTATGATATTATCGTTTATTGCTCTATGTATAACCTTTGCTGTAAAATACAAAGACGCATTGATTAAGATTTTCAAAAAAGTATAAAATTATAGGCTATCGCAGAACGATAGCCTATTTTGTTAGTTAAAATATATCTTGCCGTATTTCACGGTAAACCCAAGCATTTCTGCAAGTTCGGTCTTTTCTTCTCTCGTCAAATTGAGCTGGGTTATATACTTTGCCGCTACTGTTTTAGCGTTTTTAGCGGTCATACCGTTAATATCGCCATCTTGGATTGTGTAGCCTTGCGCCATAATCAAGATAATTTTTTGCGCCGTAGAAAGGTCTTGTGCCATTGTATAGCTTATTACCTTTGCTTTCTTCGAGCCGCTAACAGTTGTGCCGTCGGCGTTCTTATCGGACGAAATACCCTTTACTCCAAAATAGTAATCGTAATACGTTTCGTAATCCACACCCAATTTATTGAGCTTGACGGATTTCTCGTAAACGTCTTTATTGTAGGTTTGCAAAGCGTATTCCGCGCCCATCATAACGCTAATGCAATCAAGATAGGCTTGATTAAAAGCGTCGTCGGTTGATAAATCGTATTTTCCAAGTTCGTTATACAGATATTCCGTATTCATAACCGTTTCTTGGAAAAGCGTGTTGATGGTGGCTTGGATGATCTTTGTTTGCGTTAATTTCTCGTCGTTGGAAAGGCTTGTATCGGCTTGTATTGCACTCTTTTGGTTATACAACTCACTAACCGTACTTTTAACGCTATTAAGGTATTTTACAACGCCTTTTGCTTGCGCGTCGCCAGCCGTCTTTTTATACGTATAGTCCTCCAACGTCGAATAGAATTTGCCACTCCATTTATTGTTAAGCGTAGCGTTTGCAAGCATATTTTGGGAAACAATCCCCGTTTCCGCTTGCGTGGACGTTGCGGGTAATACCAAATCCGCTACAATACCGCCATACTGTTCCAACAAATAATCAATTTTTATAGGCGAGTAATTGAAAACTTGCCCAAGCCAAATGGCAATGCTACTTGTGGATTCGTCGTAGCGGTTTTTTGCCTCGGTGTTTTCCCATCTCTGGCTTTCAATCGTTCCACCGTGCCAAGCCGTATTGGTTTGTACGTCTGTTATCGGGCTAAATATCGTCCTTGTGAAATTTTCCACGGGTGTTACCGACGACATAACGCTATCGAAATACCCCTCCCACGCATCCGTTTCGCCTTGTGCATAACGCTTGCCACGCAAGAACGCACCGCCAAATACGCTAATAACACGTCCTTTCGGGATTTTAAGGAAATCCCCGTCGCCAAGCGCAAGAACGTAGTTTTGCTCTTTGACGTAATCGGAAAGGTTTTCGTATTCTTCGTCGTCGCCGTTCAAAAGGTCGTTTAATGCCGTTGCGCCTATACCGAGAATTAAACTACGGATAATAAGATTGAGCCACGATTGCGCCGCGTCTTTACCCGTATATGCACGCCACATTTTGGAAAAACCTTGTATAGCGGGATTAAGGAACGGCATAACGGTAGAATTAAGTTTTTTTGCAAACGTACCGCCACGCCCAAAGTTCGTGGTTACGTCTTGCGCTTGCAATAACGCCTCTTGCACCGATAAACCAGCCTCGCGCGCGCTTATGTATTCGGCTAAACGCGGTGCCATTTCGATTGCATTTGACGCATTTTCTAATTTTCCCATTGCTTGTTTGGCTTTCGCCACAATGCCCGTTTGCTTATAGGTTACCCCCTTTGAATAATCATAGACGCTTGCCGACGTGATCCCCGCCGCCTTTGCCTCTTGCCAATACTTCCCGTTGTGGGAAATCTCTTGACGAGCGCGGTTATAATTCTTCAAATAGGTTTTATGGCTATACCGCGTATATAATAACGCGTCTTGCATATCTCGCATAGGGTTTTTGAAGAACGAGAAAAACGGGTTTAACGACGTTACCAGCTTTTTGAACGTAGAATTGAGCTTTGTTGCCGCCGCAAGCGCAACGTTATCTTGCGTATCGGACGACGGACGGAACGCCTCAATGCCCTTGAATACAAGCCTTGATACTTGCGCCGTAACGCGCTTTCCGTTGTGGTAAAAGGTTACTTGGTGTGTTCCTTTTGCCTTATCTTCGTGCGTGGTTACCTCGGTTTCGGTATCAATATCAATATCCGCGTCCTCCGACGAAAGGATTTGAAATTCGTCGTGCTTTCCACTTTCTACCATTTCCACCAAAAACGCATTGATACGCGCGGAGGTGGTTTTTTGTATGGTTTGCGCCGCCATTGTATCGTCCAAAGGTAAGATTTGCGTATCTGCGCCTTTCGCTGCTTTCTTTGCGTTATTGACAAATACGCTATTCTTGCCCATCAACGCGTTTACTTTCGTCCTATGTTCCGCTCTCATTGTGGGGACATAGTGCGGGTACAATATACGCAAGTGGTCCGCATACGCTTGATCGTACATACCGCTATCCACCGACAACTGTAAATTATTATCGTTGAATTTCCAAACCTTTTCTGCTATTTTTCTAAATTCGGGGTATGCTTGATCGAGCTTTGCAATTTCGGCTTGGCTATCTGCGGCGGTTACGTCCTCGCCAAATACGGGCTTTCCTACTGCCATACGGTCAATATTATGCCAATGCAACAAATACAATTCAAAGTTTTTATAGGTTTCCCCGTCCTTTTCGTTGGCTTTGTAAATCGGTTGCAATATTTTACCCAACGAGCTACCTACACGGGTTTCCCCGTCAAGGCTATACTGCCCACCTTGCACCTCGATTGCATTAAAAGCAGCGTTTCTGCCCGCGCGTACATAGTTCGTCCACGCCGTTGCGTTTTTAACCCCCATTTCGGTTGCAACGCGCTCTACCGACGCTTGCGCGTTCGTCATAAGCACCTTAACCGCCTCTGTTTGCTCGGAAACGCCACCTTTCATTTGCCCTTTAAGGTCTTTTAAGGTTGCTTTTCCCGTTAAAACGTCCATAACCCCCACTTTATCGTCGGGCAATTCCGTTAAAACCTTATCCGAGCCTTTTATCGGGGAAAGGGCATAGCGAATATCGCTTGTTTTATCGTCAAATCTCTTGGAAAGTGGAATAATACCATTATCGTCGTAGGTTACAGCGTCAGCGGATTTTGCTTGCGACGATTCTCTAAACATATAAACCGTACTTTTTCTCGCTGTGGTATCGAGCTGGTTATCCATTGCATTATGCAAAATTATCCCGTCGTTTCCGTTCTTATCAGCAATTTCTACAAATTCCATCCAAGCGTCGGCGGTATCGCGGTGCGCTGCGTAGTCGTAATCCGCAACGTCAACAATCAAAGGGTTGTTCATTTTAAGGTACAACGAATAAAGTTTCCCCTTATTTTTAAGTGTTTCGGGATTTGCCCACTTCCAATCGGGGTGTTGTTTATGGATTTCCTCCATAACACCATACGGATAATAAGAATTTGCGGTCTTTTCATCTGCCGCAAAAAACCAACGTTTACTCGTTTCGGTCTTTGTATTACTACCGCGTTTATCCTTGTCAAAGAAAGTAAACTCGTTCTTCGAGCCGTGGTACGCTTTAATGGTATATCCCGCTTTCTTTGCCACTTTATCGACAACGCCTTGCGCGGTTTTCAAATACCCGTATTCTACCAGTTTAAGATACGATTTATCTAAATTGCTTAATCGCTTGCTTGTTCCGTTGTTGCTATCGCCGTTAAGATTTCTGTTTCCGATTGCGCCGATTCCACTATTCGCGTCATTTCTTCCGCTTTTTGTTCTCGATTGCTTGAATTGTTGATAAGTAGGGCAATCTTGTGCTGTGTATCGAGCGATATATTCTTCCTCATAAAGCAATCCAACAATATCGTCCGTTTGATAGTCGGACTTTCTATATTCGTCAGTTTCTTGTCCATAAATATAATCCCTAACCTTTTCTAATTCTGTTTCGTTGTTTATTTTTAAGCGGATAACCTTTGTTATTTTGTAATCCGCATAACTGCCTTTGGCAAATACAAGCACATTGTTAACGCCGTGCTTGCTATTTTCCATATCGTTTGTTTCAACAATAATCTCACCTTTGGACGAGCGGCGAAAATCCTTTTGTGTTCCACTTTTGATTTTGCGGTATTTTGCTCTAAAATCACCGTTTTCTCGATAGGAAAGCACACCGTTTACTCGCGCCCACCCAAAATCATTATACTGTTTTTCGGTGTAATTGTCAATCAAATCTACGCCGTCGGTACTCGTTGGCGATAAAGCATAGCGGAAAGCCGATAAATCACTTTTATACGGCGTTTTCCCCTCTTTGAAATAATACTTAATATCTTCAACAACTTTTCTGCCCGACGGTCTACCCTCATACGTCAAAGTTTCAATCGTATCTCCGTATTGATTATCAATATCAACGGAAAAATAACCGTCTTTCCAGCCAACTCGCTCTACAAAATCCTGTATTAAACGATATTGCTCGCTATTTGGTTCTACTTGTAGATTGATCCCCGCGTTTTCGGGCATAACACGAATATTTCCCCTACCAATAAACTCTATCATAGCGTCAGAGTTGTAGGTGTCGCCATTTTCCACAACGTCGAAAATATCCCTATGATCAACCGTTCTATAACCGCCACGCGCGCCCTCTTTTCTTCCCGACAAATCAAGCCGTGTTCCATCTTGAAGAATATATCCTGTTTCTCTCCAATTATATGTGCTGCCATAGTATTGTTTAACTTCACTTTCGATAGTTTCGGATAACGCTAATTTCTTTTGCGTATTTTTTACGTTAAACTTCCCTTTGTTCATATTAAAGGTCGAAACAAATTTATTCACAAGCAGATCAATATCGCTCTTGGCGGTAGTATCAATCCCACGTAAAGCGTTTACACGCGTTTTAAGCCACTTTATACAGCGTTGCATAAAGGTAGGCTGTTCCGCGCTTAATTGTGCCAAAACATTACGCTTTTCGAGCATTTTTTCTACGTAATGCGCCGTTAATTCGTCTTGTAAAACTTCGTCGGCATACCGCGCTTGTTCTGCGCTATACACGTCGCGGTACATTTTATCGATTGCCGCCTTTTCTTCGGGGTGCTTTTCGTAGTATTGTTGCGCCATCTTTTCCAATTCCGCATAACCCTTTACGTCTTTTAAGGCGTGGGTAAGTTCGTGCAACGTCGCAACTTCTACGCTACGCTTGCTATTCGGGTTAAGATAAATTGTAAGGTGTCCGCTACGGGAATAACAAACCGCCGCGTCGCGCATATAGGTTTTTCCTTTCGTAGCAACGTCGTTTAATCGCGCAAAACCAATCCCCACACCCGATTGCGCGGAGATCCTCGCCAAATTTAATATATCGCTTTCGCTTGCACCAAAACGCCAGCCAGAGGCAATAGTCCACTCAACCTCTAACTTTTCTGCCGCTGTCAAATCTTCGTAACCCTTAATATTCGTTCTTGCATAAGATTCCGCGCGTTTCATTTGTAACGGGGAAAGGTTTTGGCTCTTATTGCCAGCGGGTTGGGAGTTAAGGTCGGCGGTATCGCTAACCGCATAGAGCGTCGTTCCCAAGGGTTTTTTGCGCGTTGCTTTATGAAGTAATCCCTCTTCTTTTAACGCATTTAAGAAATCATTAAACGCCGTTGCTATTGTGGCTCTCTCTGTTTCTTCGTGGGGGTATATATATGCGGTTTCATTGCCTATCAAAACCGCGCGCTTTGCGTGTCCCGTCAAATAATCGTTCTTGCCTTGCGTTATATCGTCAAGATACGCGGCAAACGCACGCGCCAGCATTTCGCAATCCGAATCCCAATACCCGTCCGATTTGCTATACCCCTCGCCTATTTTGGTTGCGTCCGTATAGAATTTGGTTTTTTTCTTCCTATTCCCATCAATGGGTTTTTCTCGCATTTCAGCAATATTGTCAATATACCACGCCATTGTTTTGCGTGTTTCTTTTGCAATCCCACTATTGGTAACGTTTTTAAGCAATTCGCTCAACTCGTCAATAATAGTCCTTTCGCCAGAAATATGCTTAAAATACACGCCTTTCTCGCCTTGCATAGCCTTTGCCGTCAATTCTTCCAACTTGGCTATATCCGCGTCCGTTACGGCGCGCTTAAAGCGGTAATTCTTGGCGGTTTCTGCCCGTTGTTCCGTCGTACTTTCCGCGTTAAACTTGCTAAACTCGTTTTTAATATACCACGTCAACTGTTTTTGCGGTTTTGCCACGAGTTTATCCCGTTCCGCTTGGATTTCTTCCGCGCTCATTTCCGTTGTGGTATATTTGATGGAATTAACCAAGTTTTCAGCCGCAACGCGTACTTTTGCGGGCAATTTACTAAAATCGCTCGACATAGTAGATTGGTGAGTATCGCCAGACGCATAATCCTCAATCGCGTGCCAAACTTCGTGTCCCAATGATCCCGCGCCGTGCTTTTTGGTAAGATTGATAACCTTTCTATCAGGCTCATAGTGGGCAGCCGCCGCACCTTTACCACGCGAGCCAAACCCGATGGAAAGCGTACCATTTAAGCCTATATCCGTCAACTCAATATCCAATGCGTCTGCAAGATCACAAAGCGCGTCATAGGCATAATTAAGCGATTCAATTCTATCAGTTTCGGAAAGCCAATTACCAAACTCGCCACCTTTAATACCGAAATCCGAAAGAAAATCCTCGCCCTTTGCGTCCTTTCCTTGTCTATAATCCAAACCGCGTCTATGTACGCCGTTTAATTGTTGGGGGATATAACGCTGTTTTCCCGTTTTACTCGTCCCAGACGTTTTGCGATTGAGCGGATTTGCCGCCGTTCCCAATCTTGCTTTGCCGTATTCGAGTGCTTGTTCGTAGGTATCGAAAAAGGGACTTAAAATAATAGAGCCTTTACAAATAGCAAATTCTTTTGTATTGTTTTCACTTCCCCTCTTCCTAAAACTTTCAATGGCATAGCCTTTGGGTAATTTTTCGTCGGTTGCTACCCCAAACCACTCCCTTAATGCTCTATCGTTAAGTCTATCAAAACTGCGCGACAAATTACGCACGGTATTGATAAGCGAGCTACCGCGAAACGCTGGGCTACGGTAATATTTTTCCGTCATACTCAACGAATATTCGCCTTGGGTAACATATCCATTTTCCACAAGCCATTTATCGACAATATTGGATATATCCTCCGCGGTTTTTGCGCTTTCTGCAAGTTCTTTGATTGCCGCAATCTCTTCCGCGTAAGTTTTTGCCGATTCCATAATTTCCTCGTCGGTGGCTTTCGCAAGGAAATGTACGTAAGGATCACTATTAAGCGATTTATAGATTTCATTTTGGGCATAGAGTAATCCCCTATCCCCACCATCTTTTACCGCTTGCACCCAATTAGGACGTTTCCAGATGGTTTCCTTTTTGACGTGCTTTTTTATCTCACGGCTATTCATACCGTCAATATCGGTTGCACGTAAACCGCGCGCCCGCCACTCGTCTTTTCTTGCACCACCGATTTTTTCGCCAAAATCCTCCGTTTTTGCGGTTGTCTTTTTGATGGCTTTCTTTGCTTTGGGTTTTTCCGTTGCGGTCGTATTATTGGTGGGCTTGTGGTACTGTTCTTTGTA